GCCGTCCAACAGGCAATGGGCGAATCGACGGTCTGTTTGCCGAACGCCGCGACGGCGCCCAACGCGACCGTCGCGGGCGCAACCATCGATTGCATGGACGCTTGGAACTTGCCGAACCGGCCGGCGGCCTGGTCGACGTCGTCGGCCGCCCGGGACGCGTCGGTGGCAATCCTGACGATGATGTCGGCGCCGATCGCCATTGTTACCGCCTACCTCTAGCATCTCGAGCCCGTGCGGCCTGTTGGTCCAACACATCGATCGCCGTGGACAGGGTCCGGTCGTCCTCGTCCCACCAATCGGCCGGCGCCGTCCGCGTGGCGATCGCCAATTCCACGATCAGCCGGCTACGGGTGCCGGCCCGGTAGGGGGGACCGGCGTCGACGACGGCGACGACACCTGTAGACACAACTCGTCGCGGAATTGTTCCCACGTGACATCGGTCGGGATGTGATGCTCCCGCCGGCCGGCCGACCAGGCCAGGAACGTCAACCACGACACCGGTTCCCGTTGCGGCCCCCCCCATTCATGCTTGGACGCGGTCCGTTCGTACCGCAACAGATCAGGGTTGAACGTCTGCGCCTGCCATTGCGACCCGTCGGCCATGACGACGTGAACGAGCGGATTGGAGTACTTCACTTCACCGTTGGGTGCGGTCAACGGGTCACGCTCCTTTGATCTGTCGTGCCGCGCGGTCAATCTCGTCGGCGTAGGTGGTCACAACGTCGTCGGCTTGGGACCGGATCGCCCGACCCATGTATGTCTGCGGCTCGATCCCGTGGGCGCGCCACCCACCCTCGATCACCCCGGCGTACCGGACACCGGAATTGCCGGCCGTGATGATCGGGCCGTCCGCGGTCACGGTGACCGCGATCGAACCGGCCAACCGGCCCGTCCGGCGCCGGACGTTCGCGGCCGCGGCCCGCGCCAACAGGGCGCCGGCCCGGGCGTGCGCGTCGGCCAGGTCCCGCAGGTCGTCCGCGAACGCCGACATCGTCGACGCGACCCGGTCGGCGCCGATCACCGTCACCCGGGCCGTCATGCCGACGCCGTTTTCGCCTTCCGGGTCGCCGCGCCGCCGGACGCGGCCCCGTAGGTGAACGTCGGTTCACCGACGATCGGCCAGGTGAAGTCTGACGCCAACGGCGCCCCGAACTCGTCGGCGCCCAGGTCCAACGGCGTAATCATCAGCGTGCCAACCGCCTTCGTCCCGTCGGCACTGTTCGGGATGAACTCGAATGCCTGTTCGGTGCCCTTGGAGTCCCACGACAGGGCGAACAGGGACGCCGCGCCGGCCCCGATGTCGACGTTGATATTGCCGGTGAACTCGTGGTCGAAGCTCATCGCGCCCGGTTCCACCGTGCCGCACAACGTCGTGATCGAGTCGGCCGTGTCGACGTTCGTGGTGATCCGGCCGCCGTTGAGTTGACATGACACGTCAATCTCGCTGCCGGTCGCGCCGACCTTCAATACGCCGGGGCCCAACTTCACACTTGGCATGGTTCCTGTCCTCTCATTCGTACTGTTCCGAGTACCGCAACGTGAACGCCGGCAACGGGGGCGCCCCATCGACCCCGGCGAAGCTCACCGGGGCGCCGTCGACGCACCCGCCGCCCAGAGCCGTCTGTACCTGGCCGATCAGGTCGCCCAACGCCTGCACACTGGCCGGCCGGCCGGCGTCCGGGACCACGCATACCAACGCGTACGTACCGTCCCAACAACGGCCACCGAACCGGAACGACAGGGCCGGCACCGGCACGAACACGCACGGCGGATTCACGTCCCGCTCGTCGGCCGTGCCGCGGACGCCGGCCGCGGCCAACCGGTCGACAACGCTGCGCTGCGCCCCGGCGATATCGACGATCATCCGACACCCGGCATCCGGTAACGGCCCCGGCGGAGGAACTGATCTAGGTCGGGGTCGAACGACGCGACGTAGGTCACCGATTCGCCCATCGATTCGATGCCGGCGGGTGAGTTGCGGCGCCGGAACAGCCGCGCCGCCAGCATCACGGCACCCTGATACACGTCCGGCGGGATCGTCGCCGGGTCGTCCCCGACGTCGGGCCGGTGCCGGACCACGACCGGTTCCGCCGAGTCGCACACATCGATCAATAGTTCTTGATCGGCCGGCGACGTCGGTTCGGGTAGCCGCAGATACCCGGCGACGTCGGCCGGTTCCAACCATCCCGCCGGTAGCGCCATCCGCTTACGGGGTCACGGTGCCGACGGTGACCGCGACCAGGCCGCGGGAATCGTTGACCAGATCGGCCGCGAACCCGAACACGCCGATGTCGACGCCACCGTTGGGAATGTTCACGGCCTGCACCCGGAACGGGTTCCCACGCGGTTCGTAATGCGTCGCGGCGCGCCGGTCACCGCCCAGGACGGTCTGCGCCGGCAACGTCGGGTCGACGAAAATGTTCAGCCCCAACGGATTCGACGTACCGTCCACGACGTTCGTGGCCCCGGCGTTGCCGGCCGTCAACCACCACGGCGCGTCCGACGCGCTCATGTTCAGATACCCGGCCCACAAATCCGACGACAGGGACACGAACGACGGCCGGGCCCCGGCGCCGCCCAGGGTGGAACCGATTACCGCCAACGCTTCCGGAAAGTCGGCCGCGGTCGCCGGGGTCGCGTCACCCAACAGCGTCGCCGCAATCGTCGCCTCCATCTTCATCGCATAGTCCAACGCGGCCGCGTTCAGAATCGACGACAACAGCGACGAATCGCCCAGGTACACGAAAATGTTGTCGACGTCCCACCCGCCCGCGTGGCGGTACGCGTCCGCTTCCGCCGGGCCGAACGTGACCGGCCCCGACGGGATCGGCGCCTTGTTGCCGGCGTACGGGCCAACGACGGGCCGCGTACCCCATTTCCACCCGTGGACCTTCATCCCGGTCAGCACACCCGGGGTGATCGAGTTCGCGTAGGGCCGGCGGGTATCGATCGGCGTCCATATTTCATCGATCCACTGCGGCCGGATGAACGCGCCGTCGGACGTGTCGGCGGCCGGCGTGATGTCGGACAGGGCCGCGTTAATCGCGGCCGCGTCGGTCGCGCCGCCGACCCGGTCGACGACCCGCCGCATCGCCGCGTCGAGAGACAGGGCCCGCACACCGGACCGGCGCACGGTACGGGGTCGGGACGCGCCGACCGGGCCGGCCGGCGCCGCGGCGCCACCGCCGGGAGCATTGACAACCACAGCGTCACCCTCATTCCCGCCATCACTGGCGTTGTCCTGGTCGGCGCCGTCGTCGGCGCCGTCGTCGTCCGCGCCGTCGATGGCCGGGTCGGGATCGTTCGGGATGTCGGACGCGGCCAGTCGGGCGCCCGGGAACGCCGGGACCGCGGTCAACGCGACCCCGGTCAGCTCGGCGTCGATCACGACACCGTCCTCGATCCGCACGTTGTCGAGCTCGACCGACAACGCGTCCCGCACCCCTTCCGACGCTTCCAACAGGGCCGCGTCACCGTCCGGGGTGGCCGCGGCCCGGAACGACATGGTCAACCCGGTATCGCCTTCCGACGCGGTCAACGCGTACCCGACGGGATGCTGCCTGCCGTGTTCCCGGAACAGCTTCACCGACCGCAGGTTCGCCGGGATGCGGACGGCGCCGGCCGCGACCGTGACCGGCCCGGCCGACGTCCGACCGACCTGTCCGAACGGCAACGCCACCCCGGCAATGGTGCGGTCCGCGGACGTCGCGGTCACCGGGGGCCCAGGGAGCAGCGCGGACAGGCGCACCAGGGATGAAGGCATGACAGGGGGTCCTCTCAGTCGTCGGTGACGGCACCGGTCGGGTCCGGCATCGGGGTGACAAGTTGGTCGGTATCGAAGTCGCAGCGGATACCGACGGGACAGACGTCGTCCATGCCCAGGCGCGCCGTGATCGGGTCCATATACAGACTCAACCCGTAATCGATCCACTGTTGATTACGGCCGGTCAACGTCGCATATTCCAGCGACGCGCCCGGCGTCGTCGCGTCGATCAGGTTCGCCGGGATCGAGACAACACGGGCACAATCGACCGCCGACGCGTTCCGCGCCGACGACAACAGGTCACCCGTCCCGTCCGACAACGCGTGGTCCTTTGTCTCGATCGCGCTGTTGGTGAACAAAATGCCGTTGTTATCCGACAACGCCTGCCGGGCCGTCGTGATGAAGTCTGTCACTTCACCCGGGGTCAGGGTGATGTCGGTGGTTTGATGTAGCTCCAACCGGAACGGCCGCAGCGCGATATCGGCCGCGTTCCGTTCGAGGTTGCCGGCCGTCCGGATCGTGCGTTGCGCAAAGTTGCAGATACCCTCATGCGGCCCGGGAATGTAAACCACCAGCAGGGGTCGGGGACCGTCCTCGATCGGCATACCGGCCCGGTCCGTAAACTCCCAATATGGGGCGCCCTGGTCGTTTTCGATGAGTTGCCGTTGCCAGAAGTCCCACGGAACCCGCAGCATCCGCAGCGGCCGGCCGTCCGTCTCGCTGAGTTGCGTGCCCACCCACAGGGACTCGCCGTAGAAAATGTGGTCGTCGACTGTGTCGATCATCCTCTGCCACAACGATTGTGGTTCCAACCCCAACCGGTCGACGTCGTGCGCCGTGATCCGGTCACCCCACTGCCCATCGGACGCCGCGGCCCACGCCGGGGCCGTCGCCTCGTCGGCGCCGCGGTGGAACCGCAACGGCAGGCCGGCCACCGTGCCGGCCGTCAAGTGCCGGGACCGCGCCACCCCCGGTATCGCCATTGCGTCGGCGCGGCTCACGGGATGGACGTCGGCGCCCAGGATGTCGGCCCACACGACCGCGTCGAGCGTCGACGACGTCCATGCCTGCACCTGGGGTTGCAGTCTCGGCAGGGCCGCGGCCATCCGCGCCGCCCGGGTGAATCCACCGAATCCGATCACGGGTCATACCCTGCCGGGTCCTAGGTCGTTCCCGCCCGGTCAACCCCCAAACTTGGCACTGTCTGACATTGATGGCAGTGTGCGGCGTGTGATGGCACTACCGAATCCGTGGACGACAACGACAGTGTCGATCCCGGACGCCGGCCGGATGCTCGGAATGAGTCCACGGACGGCCTACCGTCGAGCGTTGGACGGCCGGTTGCCGACCGTCGGCGGCCGGGTGAGCGTGTTCACCCTGTACCGGATGCTCGGGGCGCCCGTGCCGGCGCGGCCCATCCCGCCGACCGTGCGACGGTGAACCGTTACGGCGACGGTTCGCCGGTCAACTCGTCGGGCCGGAACCACACCGTGCCGTGGCCGAACGTCACCCCGATCTCACCCGCGTTGTGTTCGGTGACGGTGCCGACCCGGTCCCCGTACAGCGGGATATGCGCGGCCACGCGGACGACACGGCCGACCCGCAACCGGTAACGGGTGCTGGCGCCGAGCGTCGGGGACGCGGCGCCCCTCATGGTTGCCTCACACCGGCCAGGTTAACCGGACGCGACGGTCGGCCGGACGCGCGCCGGCCGGTGCGCGTGCGCCCACAACGCCAGGGTGCCGGCGATGAGGGGGGACACGTCGACGGTCGCGGTCCGCCGACCCCAACCCCAACCCCCATCACCGATGCCACGTTTCACGGCGCCCGCGACCGCCACGTTCAACGGTTGCTCGTTGCGGTGGCCGACCCCGGACCGTTCCACCGCGTCCAACGCGGACTGACAGGCCGCCGCATATTCCGGCACCGTCACCGGCCGTATCGGCACCCGCAGCCGGGTCGCCTCGTCGGCCACCGTCAACACGGGCCCCTGGTTGTCCGTCACGATCAACGGCGGGTGATGCCGCGCGTACAGGTCCCGTAGCCGCGGCGCCACCCAATCGGTCCGCGGCGCGTAGTCGATTACCTCCATCACGGGGACGTCGTCGGCCGCGTCCGGCCACACGGCCACGATCACGGCGGCCGACCGGTCGGGCGCGACGTCCACCCCGAACACGGGCGGGACGTCGGCCCGCGGGACGGCCTTCACCCGGCGTAGCCCCTGCCACAACCGGGCCGGGATGAGTCGGGCGCCCGACTCCTGCCAGACACACAAGTACTCCCGGGCGAACGACTCGGGGCCCATGACCTGCAACGCGGACTGCAACGCCTCATCGTCGGTCAGGCCGCCGGCCAGGCCAGGGTGGACCCGGTGCCAGACGGCCGGGTCGGCCGGGTCGTCGTCCGGTTCGGCGCCGTACCAAATCAACGCCACCCCGGCGGCGCCGCCGCGGCCGAGCGCGACGTACCGGGCCAAGTATTTACTCATGTCCGTGCCGGCCGTGCCGATCAGGATGAGTTGCCGGCGCGGCCGCGTGGTGAACGTCGGCAGGATCGTCTGATCCAAACCGACGCCTAGCAACTCGTCGATTTCCTGCGCCTCGTCAATGCACACACAATCCAACGCGGACCCGCGCAACGCGCCATCCTTCGGCGGGAACGCCTTCAAGTAGGACCCGTGCGGCGCCGACATCCGTTCCGTGCCGGCGGACCGGCGGGTGCGGATACGCCGCGCCAACGGCGTAGCCGGCAACTCTGCGATCCGTTCCCCGAACCGTTCCGTCGTGACGTGACCGGTCTGCGCCGTGTACGCGGCCCGGTAGTCCCTGGTCACCAGGACCCGGCCGAGCAACGTATCGAACAGGAACGTCGTTTTACCGCACTGCCGGGGGACCAGGATCACCGTGATCGGATACGCCGACCGTAGGTGCTCGACACCGTTCACGGTGCGGCCGCCCGGCAGCGTCTCACCCACGACCGCGGCCGTGTCGAGTTGCCAGGGCAGCCACGGCCGGCGGTGGCACTGCGCAATGAACGCGCCGGACGCGGCCGACGTCGGCCGCGTCCGGTCCCGGATCGTGGCGATCCGGGGGACGACCGCGGTCACACGTCCGCGTTGGACAGGAACTCACCCATCGCGGCCTCGAATCCGTCATCGGCGGCGCCGGCCAGGCCGTCGAACAGCTGCGCCCGCGCCGACCGGTATTCCGCGGTCAGCATCACGAACCCGCGCCGTTCGCCGCGTGCGTTCGCCCAATCGATCCGGTCCGCCAGGGACAACGCCACAAGGATCAGATCGTCCGGCAGATCGTGGCCATCGTCGTGCGCCTTCCGCACGGCCGCCGTGAGCGACCGCCGCAGCGCGCCGGCCGTCAGGGCCGGCGCCTCCCACAGACTCATCTGTTCATCGTTCACTGTACTAACCTACCGCGGCCAGGTGAGCCACACCCACAACGCGGCCCACAGGATGATCCCGACCGCGTACGCCCGGGCCGGTGGCGGCCTCATTCCCGGCCGCCTTCCAACCGGGCGACCCGGTCCGCCAGGTCGTCGGTACGGCCCTGCAACCGCACCAACCACCAAAAAAACAGGGCGCCGGCCAGGACGACCCCGCCGACCGGGAAATACAGCCACCACAAGTCGGACACGGCCCTATTGGGCCGGTTCGTACACGCGGCCGCCGGACGACGCAACCTGGCCGCGCAACCAATCGACGATGTTCTGTTCCACCGGTTGCGCCTGGCCGTGCGGCACGTCCACGATCCCCAGATACTCCAAATTGAAATAGAACGATTCGGTCGGGATACGCACGAACAATGACATATCGTCCGCATACCCGTAATCAACGCCGGCCGTCCGCATCACAGATAATGGCATAATTCCGTCCTCCGGTTCGGGGGGCACGGTGACCCCATTCATACGTGCATCCACCCGGCGGCGCAATTCGTCGCCGGCCCATCCACCCGAATCGGCGCCGCCGCCGGCCGACATGTCGATTTTACGATTCGTCCATTCAAAATGGTTGATCGCGCGGTTCGCGGAATAACCCCATTGCAAGAACTCAGCCGCGTTAATTGCCACCATGACGTCGAGCATGGGCGCCGGCCACGGTGTCGAATCGCCGGGATGCTGACATTCCGTCCCCGAATAATGGCTATTACCGGAAATGGTGCCGGCGGCGCCGGCCGGCCCGGGCGGCGCCTGGTCGGCACGCGTCCGATCGAGCACGGATTGATTACCCGTGCCGAAATGATTCATCGGCCCCGTGCCAATTAAATAGGCAACGCCGTGCACGTCCGCGAACCAATTCACGACGGACCCGTCCGCCATGCCCTGCACCAGATTATCAATGTAACCCTGGTCGGGATTCAACGAACAGACGTAATGATGATTCCCGTGACCGACCGGGCGGCCGGCCGACCACGAACCGCCATTACTGCGCCCATAACAGCCGGACCATTCCCGCACGGTGAATCCCCACGACCGGAGCTGCGCCACCGCGCCCGCGAACTCATCCGCCACGCTCACACGCCACCGCCTTCACCGATCGCGTCCGCGCCGACCCGGACCACGCGGCCGTCAGCGAGAACAACCGTCCCGGGGTCGGCGCCGGCCTGCCGACGCAGGTGCCGGGCGATCCGCTCGTCATCGCCCCGCCGGGGCCCCCAGCGGCGCCGTGGGGACACCAACGCGGCCGGGATGGATGGATCATCGTCACTCATACCCCGTGTCTATCAGGTCCCTCCGACAGTGGCGGCGCCCCCGGCGTCCCCCGTGGCAGGGCACGCGCCGGTGATCCGGTCCACGGCGCCGGCCGCCACGCCGATGACCGCTAATTCATACGGGGTCAATTCATCGTAGTGGGCGCCGCTAAAGTCGACGAGCTGCGTAAACAATTCGCGGCCGGCGCGCCGCGAATCCATCCAATTGTGAAACTCGTTGTGCAATTCGATAACGCCGACGTCGTCGATAATTGTCAGCCCGCACGCCAGGCACGCCAATAACGGGTGCGCCGGCCGCACCCGCCAATATGATTCATAATTGGGGATAAACCGGGGCCGATTCGCCGCCATTGTTCACCATTCTTTCAAATTTCGGGCCGATTTAATTAATTCGGGGTCGGGACACGCACACACACTGGCG